ATTGGCATGTTGGGTCGGTATGTTCCAAAACCCATGTGCGGCTTGCCGCACATAAGTTGTGTCAAACTTTAAATGACCTCCCTCTAACGGCCGGCACCCTAGAGTGGTAGTATTGTATAATGCTTCAAAGTTATCATTCTTCCTCAGCATGGTACAGTTGTTAGTTGGTATCATCCAACTTTACTTTTTGTTCACTAACAACGTATACGGAGAGCAATCAAGAACTCCTGGGCTAACCACCCCTATTAAGCAACCCATGCTTTATCGCTCTAACAGCTTATTATACTTAGACCGCAATTACAACTTCACTATTCATGATTGTATCTATTGGAAAAATAGAATAGTGAATATGCATGATGATGCAAGTGTTCGTATGAAACAGTTTTATATTTTAAGTATCATCTGCAAAAATAAAACTAGCAATGCAACGACATCATTTCCAGAGCGATCTGGCAATGAAACAAATGGCACAACATCTGCCAGCAGTAAGTTTAAGGATGTAGGACCACAACTCGTGCATTTTTTCACTTCTGTTGGTGATGTGTTGTCCATCGTGCTTAATCTAGTGCAAAATTTTTATTTTGCATGTACGTTGATTGTTATGTTATTTTATTGGATCTACCCTAATGGTATAGTTCATGCTCTCTTCAAATTGTTTATTTATCTCTTGAAAGCATGTGACCCACGTTATATTGAATCTGTCGTTGAGTATACTCAATGGCATTACAATTTCATATTTTGGTACGATTGGTTGGTCCATTTTTTTTTTAAAGTTTCTAAGGAAACTATAGACGTATTTCGCGATGCACGTGAAGCCCTCATTGATGACTTGTTTGGACTAACTGACGTTTGTTTGGTCAAGCCCATGATTGAAATTGATAGCAATGGGGATGAAGGAATTTCACGTAAAAGATATCATCAAAAGTGTAGTGCTAGCAAGTTATTGGCTACTTATTTGTTGTCAATTAATTATGATCACATTGATCTTTTATCTAGTCGTAATCGTGCATTCATATGGTTGAAAGACAATACCACTGTTCAGGAGCATCGTTTCAGCATTGTGTTTGATGCAGCAGTTGGAATTGCCGAGCAACTTATCTCTTCCCCAGTACATGCCAACACTATTACAGCTTGGGGGAAAAGATATGATAAGAAATACTAGGGACGCTTAACATTCGTTAGAGCCTCACAAGTTCCTCAAACTCTTGTTAGGCTGGATGACCAACATTTGGTGAATACCAACAGGTTAACTTGGTCAGCAATGTTAGGCTTTGTCAAGATAAAAGTTGAGCCCTTCTATACAAGGATAGAGGGGTTATCACCACCTCAGGAGCTCATTACGTTTAATAACACATTTAATAATGTAATCGCATGCATTTTGGAGAGAATAATTTATATCACTCAGCCTGATGGTAGTAAAACCTTGCCCCCGCAGCCGAAGAGTGCTGCTATTCTGAATTTAAATACCCTAGTACCTGTGTTCCAGGCTACGTATTTACAACTGTTCGGGAGCCCACTACAAATGACAGAAATGGAATTTGCTGTGTCGAGACCCCCCAGCAAACGAAGGAGGTATTTAACTGCTGTACAGAATAAACGAGGGCTACCCTGCACTAAGAATCATTCAAGAATTGGATTTTTTACTAAATATGAAAAATTGCTAGCGAAAATTAATAAAATTCTAATTCCACGCCCAGTGTCACCTAGGAATATTAATTATCATATTGATTTAGGTGTTTATATTGCTCCGATAGAGCATAATTCTTATGCAGTCGTTGATCATCTATTTGGACATCCTACCATTATGAAAGGATATAATGCTGATGAGGTCGGTAAACATGCACACTCTTTGTGGAGCATCTATCTTAAAACCGCCAGCTTAGATCTTGATGTATCCAGATTTGATCAGCACGTCAGTGTGCCGATACTATTGTTTGAACATGCGTTATATAACTCATTGTATGGAGACAATAGATTAGCCGAATTGTTAAACTGGCAATTAGTCAACAATTGTGGCACACGCACAACTGATGGGTACAAATTAAATTGGAACGTACGTGGTCATCGAATGAGTGGCGATATGAACACAGCTCTAGGCAATTGTCTTGTCATGAGCCTCATTGTATACCTGTTTAAGGAAAAGTACGGATTCAAACTACACTTGCTAAATAATGGAGACGATTGCGTCTTATTTGGTGAGGTAGAAACAATTGAGAAGGTTAAAAAATGTGTAACTCAATTTTATTTAGATCTTGGATTCACTTTAAAAGTTGGAGAAGTTAATCAAATTTTAGAAAAAGTGAATTTTTGCAAAACGCATCCTATTATTGGTCCTGAAGGAACTTACCGTATGGTAAGACAATTGGATGCTTTGGTAAAGGATACCGTCATGTTAGGTAAACCGCAAAACAAACGTAGTTATGATTTATGGAGGGCATCTGTAAGTCTCGGGGGTTTGAGTTTGACAGATGGTTTACCAGTATACCCACAATTTTATCGAGCAATAGGTAGGGATGCTGGCAATGAAGTCAATTTTCAACATGGAGGTATTAGTACTGGGTTTCAATTTCTTATGAGAGGAATGCTTAACAGAAATTCACGTGTTTCCGTGGAAACACGTTTGAGTTTCCAAAGAGCATTTGACGTAGATTTGCAGACGCAATTGGAATTGGAACGTAGGTTTGAGGTGTTTGACATGAGCACTGTTTGGGCCCAACAGGGTTCTCACCACACCATTCAACCTATTTTATTTCCTCAACTCTATGAGTAATAAACCAAGAAATAAACCTTTACCACCTATTCCCAAGACCAAGGGAAGTAAGAAAGCAAAAACTACACAAAAACGTAGAAACAGACCAAGATCAAACAACAAAAGATCCAACACTTCACAACTATCCAACGCCATATCCGGAGTTTTAAATAGCTCAGGAATAGACTTATCAAATGGAATTGGAAGAGGCATCGGATCTGCCCTAGGCGGAGGCCTTGGCAGCTTAATCGGCAAGTGGACCGGATTAGGCGATTACAACGTGCAAGAAAACTCATTGATGGACAAACCTTTATTACCATCAAATGCTAGAACAACCACAATTAGCATGACAGAATATATTGGCGACCTTGTTAGTTCAAGTGTTGCCAATACATTCCTAAACGCCAATGTCTACCCAATCAACCCTCTCAATCAATCATTATTCCCATGGTTATATAAAATGGCAGGAAATTATCAACAATATAAAATGAAAGGTATGTTGTTGAGATTTAAACCTTTAGTAGGTACTGCCATTGCTAGTACCACCAACCCAACCGTTGGTGGTATCGTTATTGCTACACAATACAATGCAACTGCACCTAATTTTACCACAAAACAACAGATGGAAAACCATGAGTTTGCCACTTCTGGAGTGATTTATAATGAAGCATTGCATCCTATTGAGTGTAAACCTTCAGAAACAACGCTTGAACATCTTTACGTTGGAGCATCCTTTAATGGAGATCCTCGATTCAACATATTAGGTAATATTCAAGTGGCGTCTTATGGAGTACAAGGATCGAGTGTCGTTCTGGGTGAGTTATGGGTCTCTTATGAGATCGAATTTTACAAACCAGAGACCTCTTTCAACAATGATGAAGCAATATGGACAATGGACGCTGCTACCACCATTTCTGATGCTAACCAATTCAATTTCATGAGTCCTCAAAAATCGTTGAACAATAATATGCCAACGCTTTTTGGAAACGTGATTACATTTCCTACAGGATTTTGGGGATACATCAGACTTACTTATGCTGGACAAGGATGGTCTTCATCGACATTCGGGTTCACTTCATTGACACCAACAACCGTGTTTCCTTTTCTAACTTTTCCACCAATTAGGACATCAAACCAAATCTCGTCCGCAACCAGCAGTGTGTCACCCACTGTTGTATTGGCAACTTACCAAATTGCTGGAGGAGGACAAATACGGCTAGACAGTCTTGCCCCACAATCAGGACCTGTCTCATGGACTTACCTTTTACTAGAATTAATAACAGCAGATTCCTAGGCAACTAGGACGTGCAATGCACGTTAAGCAAAACAACAAAAACAAAACACAATAATGTCGGAAACATGGTTTGCACAAGACTTGTAATTACCTGGCCGGAGGAACAGCTTTGGTCGGCTCAGTACACCCCCACTTGCACCATATTTACAGAATTGAACCACTGTAAATCACAATTGCAGATCTTTTGTATACTATGTTACCG